GCTCTTCGATATGGAGAACGCTTCGATTACCGGTACGAAGGTCGAGTGCGCCGCATCTTCGCGCAGGCGACCAAAGACTGCTTCTTCAAAATCGATCCAGAGGACCGCCAATCATGAAGATCACCGATGACATGCGCGACTTCGACAGACGCGACAGACTCGACCCTGAGCGCGGACGTTTGCGTCTCAAGTGGCACACCGTCGATATGGTCATGGCGCGCGTCCGCCGCAATGGCGAACTTCTGATGCCAAAAGCTCACTGGCTCGAATTGCCGCTGTTTGAGGAGAAGCACCATGGATGAGCGCGAACTGAAAGCGGTTCGCGACGCGGCAACCGCATACGCCCGTGAGCATGCTCGCGAACTGGCAACCGAACTGCTGGAATGGAGCGACACCGCATTGCTTCGGGATGGCAGAGTGCGTGAACTCGCTCAGATGCTTCAGGTGCTCGACGCCGCCCATGCTCTGACGCTCGCGCGCTCTTTTGCCGAACGAGCAGCGCTGGAACTGGCCGCTCGCCGCACCACGCCCGACAGGGAGGCGATCATCGAGGAGTGCGCGGAGATTGCCGAGCGGACGTACGCGAAAGACGCGTTTCGCTTCGAACTTGGAACAGAAGCGGCTCGAGCTATCCGTGCCATCAAGGCCGCCTCCGCCCCATCACTCCGCGACACCCTAATCGAAGAAATCGCGGAAATGGTCGACCACATGGGTGAAGGTCGGAGGCTTGATGAATACGTGGGGGCGATTCTGGAAATGAAGACCGCCCCCACTGGTGATCAGGGAGAGAAGTCGTGATCGACACCGAGAAGATGAAAGCGCTGGCGGCTGACCTACGAAAAGGCAGCGCCGGCCGCTACAAGTGGTACGCGATGGGTAGAGACGAAACCTCGTACTTCATGGATTTCGACTGGGGCTATGACGCCGATCGCTGGTTCAGTGATCAGCAGAAGTCCTGTGCTGCATGGATCGAGCAAGAAGGCATCCACATCGTCAAGAAGCTGTTCCAGACCGAGTTGGAAACGAACGCAGCGGCAGCCGCCGACGCCATCGACACCTTGCTCGCCGCTCTCGAAGCCGCTGCTGCGGATAAGCGTGATGCGCTCGATACGCTCGTAGCAGTGCTGAATGCGATCGGATACACCGAGGAATTCGCAGCGTCACATCCGGATCTGAAAGTCAGCGAAGGTGTGGCGCTATTCCTCTCCCAACGCCAGGAGGAATCGTGATCTGCCGGAAAACCATGATGGAGTGCTCGACGCCAAGCATGTGCGCGCCGTTCCAAGGCTGCACTCCAGCGCCTTCGGCAGTAGGCTGGACTTGTCCCACGTGTGGAAAAGGGAATGCCCCGTGGCAGCCGACCTGTGCCAACCAGCTTTGCGGCGTGCGCCTTGACCTCGGCGCAACTGGCCGCGCCCCTGCTAGTGAGGAAGAACAGAAATGAAAATATTCGCGTACATCGGAATTTTTGTTTCCATGTTGTCGGTCGCCGGGATGCTGGGTCTCGGGCATTTTCGCTTGTACTACGGACCAGATCCGGTTATCTGCAAGGTCGCGCCGTGACCGATGTTTTGCAACGGATACTAGAGATCAGCTGGAGGTACTTGAGAAATGAAGATCAGACTGAGCGATTGGCTTGCTCGCGAGTTCAGCCCAGCGCCAGCGATGCGAACGGCACGCCGATGGATCAAGGAGGGGAAGATCTATCCGGCCCCGATCATCGTCGGAAACGCGTACTACGTTGAGGAAAATGCGGTGTATCACGACACCGCTGCGCGCCCTCGCCTCGTCCATAGGATCGCATGATGGCTGCCCGACCAAGGATACGTAGGCGCGCGCACTTCCCGCCGAACCTGCATGAACCTCGGCCGGGATACTATGTGTACCGCGATCCGCGCGACAAGAAGATCTACACGCTCGGCCGCATCCCGATCGAGCAGGCTATCTACGAGGCTGTCGAGGCCAATGCGAAGGTGGCGGCCGGCAAGGAAACGAAGTCGCTGGCCGATCGGATTGCGACGTCAGACGCCACGGTCGAAGACCTTCTCGCGAAGATGCCGGTGTCGACCACGAAGGGAACGGCGAAGCTGAACCGGCAGTTGGATAGGATCATCGCGGCCGAGATCGGCGCGCTGTCTTGCTCCGACCTGAAGACCAAGCACATCGCCGACATGCTCGAGACGAAGAAGGCTGAGGGAAAAATCGCGCTGGCGCGTCAGCTTCGCGCACGGTCGGTGGCGATCTGTCGCCGCGGTACTTCGCTGGGTCTGATGGAACACAACCCGGCAATGAACACCGAGTCGATCAAGATGGTGGTGAAACGTGGGCGCCTGACGCTTGAGCGGTTCATGGAGATATACGAGGTTGCTCCGCAGGTCAATGAGTGGCTCCAGCGCGCGATGATGCTCGCCCTCGTGTCGGGTCAGGACCGGTCGACCTGCGCCCGATGGCCGCGCCGCTGCGTGCATGGAGAGCATGCCCGCGTGCATCGCCAGAAGACTGGAGTAGAGATCGAGATTCCGGTCGCGCTCCGGATGGATGCGGTCGGGAAATCGCTGATGGACGTGATCAAGGATTGCCGGTCAACCGGCGTCGTCAGCCAGTACCTGATCCATCACGTGAAGCAGAAAGGCAAGACCATGAAGGGAGATCGGGTGACGCCGGATGCTCTTTCCGTAGCGTTCGCCGAGGCCCGCAAGCTGGCCAAGATCCCCGAGGAAGGGGCGCCCACATTCCACGAAATCCGCAGCCTGTCGAAGCGCCTGTACGAGAAGCAGGGCAATGTCGACACCAAGGCGCTGCTCGGCCACCTGAGCGATCAGTCGGCCCGGATCTATGCTGATCCGCGGGGGATTGAGCCGATTCGCGTCAAGGTGTTATGAACGAATTTTGAACACCTGTTAACCATACCTTACCCAGCAAGGGTTTCAGGCCGATCAAGGCAGTAAGCGTTGCATATTGCCACAAACCAGCGTTTACCGTTTTCAATCAAGGCATTGCGAGCAAAGTTGCCGATAGAAATACATTGTCGAATTCGGCATCTAGCGGCCAGCAAAATCAAGCACTTACCGGAGTGTTATGAACGCCTATTTCTGGCAGTTCGCCCGCCGCGTGAGCTCGTGCTCGAGGATCTCGCGCTTCGTCTCGGGCGTATCGGCCGGCGATGCCGTCATGGGCTTGATCCACAGGCAGCCGGTGTCGACGATGCGCGCCGGCGGCACCGTCGGGCAGGTCTGGCAGCCAGCGAGGAGCGCGGCCGTCACCGCGGCGATCAGCATGCGCATGGTCACTCCTTCCGCAGCGCGCCGATCTGGCTAAGCTGCTGATCGAGATCGGAATCGGGCACCGCCGCGGCCTGCTGCTGCGCGCTGGCCGCCGTGACTACCGCTTGCTGGCCGGCCTGCGCTGCTGCAGCGTTTCCGGCGTCGACGGTAGCCTGCGCCTGAGCGACCTGCGCCTGTGCCTTTGCCGTCGCCGTCGCGGCCTGCTGATGCCGGAACATGCCGAACAGCACGCCGGCCGCCGCGAGCAGCCACGGGCCGAATTTGAGCAGGATGGAGATGATCGTCATGACGCGCTCCAGCGGCCGGTGAGGAAGAGATCGCGCTCCCGAGCGCGCCGCGTGACGAGGCCCGGCATCACCTTTCCATGCGCCAGATTCCATTTCGGGAATTCGTCTGCCGCGGCTTGGTAGTCACCGGCATTCAGCCGCTTGAGGAGCGTCGAGCTTTCGAAATTGTCCTCACCGACGTTGTAGACGAAATCGACGAGTGCCCCCTTCTTCGCCGGCGTGAGCACAACCTTCACGAGTCGATCGACGATGTCCGCGCGGGCGTTCAAATCGAGCGTCAGGCGGCTGTCGGCATGCTCCTGCGTCCACACCGTGCCCTCGACGATTCCGGCGCCCGTAGCGCCCCATCCGATCGTCCACGGTACACCACCGCTCGCCGGATCCGGATATGCCTTCAGGCGGCACGCTTCCGACGCCTCGGTGAGTGGCCGACAGAGCACGAGCCAGTCCGGCTCATGCGCTACAGGAACCGGAACCACCGCGGCGATGGGAACCTCCGGAGCTTTCGGCGCAGGCTCCGAAGGTTTCGGCACCGGCGCGACGTTTGAGTCGGCTGGCGCGGCCACTTGCGGCTCGGGCATAGCCGCCGGCGCGCGCGCGAACAGCGAGAGGATCGCGCGGATGAGATCACTGAACGCCATCGCTGCCACCCTTCCCGAACAGGCGCTTGATGCTATCGATCAAGCCAGCCTGGCTGACGACGCGCGCGGCGACCGTCAGGAGCACGCCGACGATCGGCACCCACTCCTGTCCATGCTTCGGGAACAATGCTAGCAGCGATGGCGCGAGCTGCGGATACTGATCCGCGAGGGACGGAATCGCGGCCAGCAGTACGAGCAACACCGCGCTCACGCGCACGGACCACCATCGATGGAAATCCTTCCAGTCTTCGACGAAAAGCTTCATTGCGCCTGCCCCTTCGGCCGTCGCGGCCAGAGATGATCCTTGATCTGGAGCAGCAACACGCAGATCGTCAGCAGCCCCACGAACCACGAAATGTCATGGCCGGTCAGCCAAGTCCACCACGTGACGATTCCCCCCGTTGGCACCGCGATCGGCGAAGTGGCATTTGCCACCGCGCTCGCCGCATTGCCGATTGCCTCTTTGTTCATGAGCGATACCCCGATTTATGAGCCGCAGTTGACCCAGATCGCTTTGCCGTTCGGATCGAAGCCCGTGGCCGTCCAGGTGATATTGAGCACGCCCGGCGCGGACGACGTTGGGCCCGTCCATGCCTGACCGAGAGCCGAAACAGAGCCCGGATCATTCGTCACGAGCGTGCAGGCATTCCAGGCTGATCGCGTCGCCATCGTGACGTTGCAGCTCGACACGCGGGTGCCATTCGTCGTCGTCAATCCACTGCCGAGAACGATGTTGAATGCGGGCTCGCTGTTCTGTGCAAAAGCACCCGTGCCGCAGCCGGAGACTATCGGCGTACCCGGATCGGAGAAGCGCCCCCCCGTATAACCCATCTGCCCGCAGGCATTCCCCGGCAGCATGTTGTTGCCGGCACAACCAGAGAACGGCCCAGCCTGCGCGTTCGTATTGACGACGCCAGCCTTCGAGGCGATGTACTGGGCGCCGGTAACGCTGCCGCTGCCGGTGCACGTCGTGCCGGCGCACTGCCACGTCATCCCCGACCAGTTCGACGAACTGCCCGCATCATCGGCCTGCGTGAACGCGACCTGATACGTGACGGCGTTCGCGATGTTCAGCGTGATGCCTTCGAACTGGATCGATCCGCCGATGATCGCGCTTGCGAACGTGCCGCCGCCGCCGGTGATGTTGTAGTTGATTGATTCGGGGCAGGTGCCAACCGGGCATGTGCTGATGATCGCAGAGCGGCTTGCCGAGAGTTGCGGATAGGTGCCCGGCGTCGAGCCGAAGTTGATGCCGCCATCGAACTCGACCATCACGCCACCGCCGCGCGCATCAACCAGGTTCCCCTGCGTGCCGCTCACGGTCAGCGTGCCTTGTCCTGACGAGCTCTTCACGCGAAGCCAGATCGGGACGTGCCGAATGTAGATCGCGGTGTTGTTCGTCGGATTGATCGTGGCGCCATTGAGATCCAGAGTGAGTTGGTTCGCGCCAGTACACGTCGGTGACGTCTGCGCGCCCTGCTGTATCGTCAGACCCGTCGTGAAGGTCTGCCCCGACGTCAGCTTGATGACCGGCGATGCAGGGAAGATGCTTCGCATATCGAATTGCGAGCACAGATTGTTGTAGGCGGTCTGGATCGACTTGCAGGCAGCGCTGCCGGCTCCAGTGCCGCAACCCGACCAATCCACGCCGTTGACGTTGTCGACGTTGATCGTGGGCGCGGCGCCGAGCGCTGCGCGCAGCGCAGCCGAGGTGAAGGCAGACGGAACGCTGATCGTCGCCGATCCGTTCACCTGAAGATTTTGGACGCCGAATGTCTGCCCGAAAGCAAACGTGGTGAAGAAAAGCGCGCAAATGGCGCCGAGTAGCTTTTTCATACAGGAACTCCTGCGAAGTTGCACCAGATAATGGAGGGGGTTACTTGAGCGCAATAGATTGGTTGCCCGTATGGACCGAGAGTTGAATCAATCCACACTTGCCAGAGTTTGGGACTAGATGGCCGAGCGATTCCGCCGCTGGGAAGATCACTTTGTGTGAGAGGAGCCGCGACGACCTGATCCCAAATCACCACCCCGAACGCATCGGCCAAAACCTGCCGATATGAACCATCCCCCCAAATTGTTGCTTGCCCGCGCGAATCCAGTACCACCGGATTCGTATTGGGATGCGTCATCGCTTGGTCTTGCCACGTGTCCTGTTTTGTTGTAGTTCCCGGGGCGTAAAAGGTGACGGTCCCACCAGCAAGCGGCTTGCCGTTCTGGTCGACGAACTGCGTTTTTCCATTCGGAAGGATGGATGCCATTGCTACCTCAAAACAAAAAGGCCACTCCGAAGAGCGGCCTATAATGAAAACCCCGCACTGGGCGGGGTTCTGGGAGTCAATCGTGACGATGCGTTTTCAGGTGTTGGATCGGGACGGCCGAGTAATGCTCGAGTATTCGAAGCGTGCACGCGGTTCAGCATTCGAGATCGATGAGGCTCGCGCGCGACACGGCAAGCAGATTCCGCGGCCGATGGCGATGTCATGGAAGCGATACTTGCTCATGCTGATGTTCTTCCCGCTACTGTTGCCAATCGATCTTTGGCTTCGAAAACGACTCAAGTAGCTTGTTCGCTGCGCGCTCGTTCACGAACTGCGTTGCCTTGCGCGTAAGCGCGGCACCAGCCGGTGCAGTCACTGCCGCACCGAGCGGCCCGAACAGCGCCGATGCGGCACCCGTCGTTGCCGCCGTCGGCGCCCAGATCACCGCACGCTGCAGCAGGTTATGGCCCTGCGCAGCAGCTCCCGGATAGGCCGTCGGCTTCTGCAGCACATGGCCGGCGTCGTTGAGCGTTCGGAACTGGCTCATCTGCGCATCATCGAATAGCAGCGCCATACGCGAGCGCTGATCGTTCAGCATCTTCGTGACCTTCGCAGCATTCCATTCAGCCCCTTGACCGGCATTTCGTACGCCGTCGGAGAACACGCCGCGCATTTCCGATAGCGCCTGTTGCGCGACTGGCTGCAGTTCGGCTGGTGCATTGTTCAGCGTATCGACGATATGTCGCAGCTGGCCAACCGGCATCGACGTCAGCTTCTGGGCGACCTTCTCGTCGGGGATCGCCTGGTTGATGCCGTTCGGCCCCTGCTCGTTGAGCAGCGACGAGATGCCGTTCGGATTGTCGAGCAGATTCTTCCGTTCCGCATGCAATGCGCGCGCCTGCGCATACACATCGTCACCGGCCGACTTCGCCACGTCCATATCGAGCGATTCTTTGATCTTGCCGATCAGGCCGGAATTCTGGGGCGACCACTGGCTGTTGATGTACTGGCGCACCCCTTCGGCCTGCTCGGCCGTCATGGGGTTGAACGTGCCATCAGCGTTCCGCAGTCCCTGTTCGCGCAAGTACGCATTGATACCGCGGCCGAGTGAACCGTTCTCGGCTTTTCCGGCAAAGTTCGACTTCGTGTCCATCAGTGTCTTGAACGCATCGGCATCGATCCCTGCAATTCCGGCCGCGCGTTGGTCGGCTGCCTGGTAGATACCGCTCACGGCGTTGTCGTAATACGCATTCAGGTCACGCAGAGGCTGCCGGATGATCTGTCCGACCTCCTCGGGTGACGCGCCGCGCGCGCCGGTCTCCTGCGAAATCCGCTGCGCGTAGTTCTGTAGCGCAGAACGTTCGCGGTCGAACTGCGCGCGAAGTACTTCGCCCTGCGGCGTGTCGGTCTTGGCGAGTTGGTATTCCTGGCCGGCCGAGAACTTGTCGCCGCTAATCGCGCTGGGCCGCGTCGAGTCGAGCCCGATCTCGCGCATCAGGTCGAGATTCTGCTGTTGCTGCGCCGGCGCGAGCGATGACTTGACGGTCGACGGCGCCTCTGCGTCGAAGCGGGGAATCTCGACCGGCGCTGCGGGCCCGGGGGTCGGAATCGGCGCAGGGGCACCCCCATCGTTCGCCGCCGCACCGCGCGCGACAGGTTGCGGCATCGGCGCTTGCGGAAGGTTTGGCCGCACACCGGCGGCGTCGTTCGACGCGATTCGATTGAGGCCTACTGCGTCGTTCGCCACCGGCGCCGCGGTAAGCCCTTGCGCCGGCGCAGTCTCCATCGGTTGTCCGACGCGGATATCGCCCGGCCGCTGAATGAACGCCAGATCATTCGACGACTGCACGACCGGCAAGCGATCCATCTGGGCGACAGGCAAGCCCTGCGGAACCGGCCCAACGCCTCGGTTCGCAAGCTCGATACTGCCCGGCGTCGGCGCCGGCACAGCCGGGCGTCCGATCGCTTTGACGAGATTCGTCGCGCGCCCAGCAAGTTCCGGCGCTAGGGCGGCGGCTGTCACGCCCGGAACCATATCGTTCACCGTCGCCATGATCGGCGACTGTCCTTGCACGAAGTTGCGTTGATACGCATCCGTCAATGCCTTCACGGGCGCCGTGTTGGCGATGGCGCTCAGGGCATTTCCTGCCACGCGCCCGATATCCGCATTCGCCTGTTGGCCGCCGGCCGTCATCGGATGGTAGGTCAACGCGTTCTGGACGCTTTCGCCGGCCTGTTTCGCTTGGTCGAACGATGAACCGGTCAGTGCTGCGCCGAGACGTGTCGCCCAACCGGCCGGCGTTGCAATAGCGCCGGTCGCTGCGGTAAGCAGCGGCTCGACAGCCGCACCAAGTAGGTTTGTTGGCGTTGCCGGAGCGGTCTGAGCCGACGACTTAAACGGTGTTGCCGGCGTTTGTGCGGCCTTCGCTGGTTGATCTTTCGCTGCCATGACGCCGGCCGCCATCGCCATCAGCGGATCGGCAATGGTCGGCGACACGCTCGGAGCTGCGGTAGATACCGGCGCAGCACTTGATGGCTTCGTCGCGCTGCCCATTACCCCGTGCGCCATGTCGAGCAGCGGGTCTCCAGTAGATTCCATCGGGATAGCCGCTGACGGTGCCGGTGCAGAAGCCGTCTGGGGTCCATTCAGGCGCTGCCCCGTCGCCGAGATCACCGGCGCACCACCCATCTGCGCCGGCGAAAGTTCAGACGCATTCGCGCTGCCGGACAATGCCGATGCGATCGAATCACCGAACTTGCGCACCATGTCGACCGCACTCGAGAGCTTGCCGACGTATTTCGGGTCTTCGGCATAACCGCCGGCCTTCAGCGCGCCAGCATAGCCAGCGGCGTCAGCGCCCTTCCCGATCGCATTCTTATAGTTGTTTGAGATGAGGTTCACGAAGTCGTTGCCGAAATCGAGCGGCGACGAGTACGCGCGATACTGATCAACGGAGCCCGTCTGATTGTCTTTCGCGGCGACACCTGGCCCCTTGATGTTCCCGAGATTGTTTGTCCCAGGGACGATGGACTTGCCCCACCCTGTTTCAAGTCCCCACTGACCAAGCAGCACGTCCGGCGCGACGCCGATGCGTTGACTGACAGCCGCGGCGACCGGGCCGAATTGCTGGATGAACCCCTGAACATCTGCCATCAGAATGCCCCGAGCGCCTTCATGGCCTGATAGTCCTTCATCCAGCCCTGCAGCTTGCCTTCGGCCTTCATCTTCTGCATCGCAGTCTGTTGCGCCGCAGGATCGTTCAGCGACCGGATATAGGACACGTCCGGATTGAATGCCTGGTTCCACTTCGTCTCGAACTGCGGAAGCTGGCTCGTGTTGTTGCCGTTCTGTGCGAGGAAGTTGGTTGTCGCTTGCTGCCGATCAAGCAGAGCTTGCTGGAGGCCTTTCGCATGCGCGAGCGATTCCTGAAGCGCTGGCAGGTTCATATTGTTCGGATCGGGCTGCCCGGCCTTCGCCGCGGCGACGCGCGCATCGCTGCCGGACAAGCCGAGCGATTGGGCCGCCTGGTCGGCAGCGCTGTTCAGGTAGCTCACGGCGAGCTGGTAATCCTTCACCGAATCGCCAGTCGGCTTCTGGCCGAGCGCGCCGAGGATTGTATTGATGACGCCAGCCCCAGAAGCGATCGTGCCGGACCCCTTGCCGGCCGCGATCGCGCCCTGCACTGCCTGATTTGCGAGGTCGTACGTCTGCATCATCGGCTTTGCCTGCGAGGCAGCCGCCTGCAGCGTGTTGTAGCGCGTCGCCGCGCCGCTAGCAATGTCGCCTGCGCCGAGCGGCGCACTGGTCGCATAGCCGCCACCTGGAGCCTGCGGAACCTGTCCACCGGCCATTTGCCCCTTCGTGTACGTGGTCGGCTGGCCACCTTGATTGATCGTGATCCCGGGAGCAATCGATTCGCTCGGCGAGAGGCTGTTCTGCACCGTATAGCCAACAGTGCCGACGCCGCCGCCTGCAGCCAGCGGGTTCTGGTTGACGGCGACAGTAGCGGGTCCAGTGTTGACCTGCGCGTACTTGGGCATCATCGCGTTCAGCTGCGTTTCGCCGCTCAACGCCGACATGTAGTGCTGCTGCAGCCACCCGCGAAGAGCCTGCGGATCTTGCGGCATCGACTGCATTTCGGCCTGAAATACCTGCGGCGTGATCGCGCCGGCCTGCAGTTGCGTGACCCCAAAGTTCATCACGTCCTGTGGCGACAGGTCGGGTTTCGTCAGCAGGCTCCCGAGACCCTGACGGAGCGCGCTTTGCGTCTTCATCGCCTGATCCAGATTCGTGCCCGTCAACGTCGCCTGCTTCTGCTGCGCATCAAGGATTGAATTGTTGATCTGCGGCAGGTTATATGCGCCTGCTCCTCCCGCCATGATCGACCGGAACTTGTTGTAGTCCGTGTTGCCGTTCGTGTCAGTCGACTGCTTGAATGCCTCAGAGGCAGCCTGATTGGCCGCGAGCTGCTGCTGCATCGCTTGACCGTTCGCGTTCATATACCGGAACTGTGCAACTTGCAACGCCTGTTGCAGCGGATTGAACTCAGGCACTTTCGCTTGAAGCGGGATCGAGGGATCGAGCGGCATCATCACACCTGGAAGTAGATCGGGTTGCCGGCCGCAGTCGTCCCGTACGTCGGGTTTGCGGCAGTCGCGCTCGCCAGTGCATTATTGTTCAGAAGCCCATAGGTCAATGCTCCACTGCCGAGGCTACTCAGTCCTCCGGATAATGCATTCGCTGCGCCAATAGTGCCGGATGCACTCGCGTTCGCACCGCTCGTCAGCGTATTCCCGATATTTCCAGCGGCGGCCGCCCCGAGTGAACCGTTCGTCGCTGCGGCGTTCTGGCCATTTCCGACCAAACCGCTCAAACGGTTGACGTTGTTCGCCGCCGAGCTATAGTTCGTGTTGAACGTCTGGAGCGCGCGATTGAATACGTCGTTGTACGTCGAGTTCGCGAGCCCCGTCGCATACGTTGATGCGCCCTTCAGCGCTGCTCCAGCGGTTCCGAGACCGCGCGCCGCAGCACTGTTCTGCACCGACTTGAGACCCTGGTCAAGCGTGAACTGGTAGCCCGGCGTCGCTGCGGCTTGTTCTGCGGTAGGCGCCGTGAATCGCTGCTGCAGCGGGTTGTTCGGATCCGTCGAGCCGAATGTGTACGTCCCGTCATCATTTTTCGTGACGTTGTATCCCATCGCCGACAGGAGCGGATTGATTGCCGAAGAACCCAAGTCCATATAGGGCTTGAGATTTTTCTGCGTCTGCTGCCACTGCTGATTCTGAATATCTGCCGAGCGGTTTGCGGCATCGGCCTGAGTTTGGGCGGCGTCGCCGGCCGCGTTCGCGCCGATTACGCCCGAGGCAACGCTCCCAACAACGCCGGCGCCTGCAATTGCAGCAGCTACGCACATGTTTCACCTCCGGGCAGATCCTTGAGTTTGAGCTCCATCACGACATCGTCGGCGATATAGCCGCGGCACTTCAGGATCTCGTACAGCTTCCCAGTCATCGTGACCGGCCATCCGATGATGCTGACGCCGCGCTCACGCAGCGTTTCCTCGATAGCCGACATGAGGCGCGGCATCGAGCTCCGATGATTCGGCTGCACGTAGAACGTGTCGACGTTGCCGCATAGTTCAGTCTTCAGGTGCAGGCTTCGATAGAGGATCGCCAGGGCATATCCATGCAAACCGCATTCATCGTCTCGTAGAGTGAAGGCGATCAGCGATTGATGGTCGGCTAAGTAGAGGTACTGGTCGATGTCCGGATCGATCGCAAGACCGCGCTGACCGTGATAGGCACAGGTGTCTTTCTTGATCTCCGAGCATTCGTCCCAGCTCTGCTGCCCAAGCGGAACGATTTCGTCTGCGAGTTCTCGGGTGAATGTCTCGATGGCGATTTTCACGATGCAGTTGCCTCTGCACCAGTGATCGTCAGCGTCACCCCATTACCGTCTGCATACAGCGACGACGGATTGACGACCTTCGTATTGATCACCTCGGGAACGCTGAGCGGACTCGTAGCCGGCACCGAGACGCGGTGGATACGTGTTGCGTCGTTCGCCGATCCGCCGTTCGGCACGAGGTAGAAATTGACCGTCACGGCGGCCGCTGTGGGGTTCCACAGGTTCACCGTATGCGCTGCGCCTTGGAGCGCCGCACCGGGCGCGTACACAGCCGCTGCGGAGCCTGTCAGGACGCCCTGATAGAGGGTTTTCCAATTCACGCTCATTTGCGAGCCTCGATAAGTTTGCGGAGATCGTCCGATGTGCGTTGCGGGACGGCCACTGGGTCGGGAAGGGTTATCCCCGTACGCGGCGGCGTTGCGACTGGATCGGGGAGTGTCTGCGCCGCGCGCGGCTGCACTGGAACGACGCTTTGCACCATTGCCTCAAGAGCGACAACGCGGCGAAACAGCGCAGCCGTGATCGCACCAGACACAGCGCTGTTCTCAAGGAAGAACAGATCATTGATCTGGCCTGCCTGTACATTCACCTGCTTTTGCAGGCTTTCGATATCGACCGGCGCACCTTCACCCCCGGTGCGCGACAGTAGCGACAGGAAGAAGGCGAACCACTCAGGAGCTAAACGTCCGTCCGGGCCGACAACCGGCGTGCCTGGGTTCGGCATGTTCGCAAGTGTGCTCACGTGCGCGCCCTCGAAACATCGACCCACGCACCATTCAGCGCAGTCTTGATCGGCTCCGACCAGGACAGCTCAAACACGCGATCGCGCGCATAGCCGAGTCGCTGAAACTGGATCGAGGTACGAAATTCACCTCGGCGCCCCATCGTGCCCGTCACCGCATTGCCCCATGTCGCCCCGCGGTCATCGCTCCAGCGAAGGCTTACGAGCGGGTCCGTCGTGTTGGCCGGCATGCCAGCGCCCACCTCCATGTCCGCGATGAACTGCCGAAACATCACGCGGTTGCCGTCGGCACCGAGGATGTGCGGGAAAGATCGAATGCGCTGGATTGGCGCGCCGTTGTCGGTGTACGCATTCGGGTCAAGCGCATATACAACGCCCGTTTTCCAGTCGCCCACCAGATTGCGGCCGCCGTTGAATGAATGGCAGTTCATGCGATGCCGGCTCAGCGAACCGTCCGCCTCGAGGTACGCGCGCTGATGCCATTGGCCTGTTGTCACGTCGAAGCACCATGTCGCGTTCGCGGTCGGGAACGTCAAAACGTAGAATGCGTGGCCGCTCTGGAGGTATGAGAATCCGATTGCATCGTCGATGCGGCTGTATGCGCTGATCGCCTGCTCGAGCGCATGCGTCGAAATGCGCTCGGCTTGGTAGTTCCTGCCCGCGAAAACGACGCCCTGTCCCTGCAAATCGCGGCCGAGCCAGAAGAGCGCCAGGTCGATCTTCGCGACCGAATGCTTCGCCGCGCAGCCGTGCTCGATGAAGACGCCAGGCATCCGGCCGAACGTGAAATCGGACGCGCCTGTGTTGAACCACACTTCGGTCGTCAGCGCGCCGAACAGCCAGATCTCGCGGTGCATCACCGCCAGCGTCACGAGATTGTCCGAATACGTCGATTTCGACGCAACGTCGAGAGGATCGAACGTGATGTCGTTGTACCGCGAAATATAGAACTGCGTCGTGCTGGGCTTGTTGAACACGAAATACCCATCGACCAGATCAACCTTGTCGGCACCGTAGAACGCGGGATCGATGCATTGCGTCATCGTGTTGGTCGCGATCGCCACGGTGTATCCCGTCGGCGTTCCATCGACGATGAACATCGAAGTCCCGTTGTCGACCATCGAGACGTGGCCGTTCAACGAAGTGAGCGTGCCGAGCAACGAATAGACGTTCAGCGCATCCACGCTGTACACGTTCGAGCCGACCACCTCGTACCGATTCCCGTTCGATGCCGTATAAATGCCGCGCGACTCAGCCGAGACCGGCGGCGTCGATACCAGCGTGAGGCCCGGGGTCGGATAGTAGGTGAACGGCACGGGCGCATCCTGCGGGTTCTGTTCGCCGAACAGGTTCACGCAGCGCTGCGCCTCGGCAATCAGGCTTTTCGCGGCGTATGCGCCGATGGTCAGGGGGACGCGCATCAGTACGGCCTGTCGCTGTAGATGTTGTACCGCTGCTTCGTCGCCAGGCCGCGCGGCATGCTCATCGCCTTGATCTGCACGTTCATGCGCTTAATGACGCGCTTCGCGTTCATCGCGAGACGTACGAGCGCCGGCTGCGGATCCAGCTGATACGACGGCGCCAGGTAGCACGCGAGGTTGTAACGGATCGCCGCCATATATTCGGGCGGCAGATTGATCACGTCAGCCGGCGTCACGAACTGCGGAAGCGCCTCCAAAGTCACGATATGCAGCTCGAAGCTGGCGTTCGGGATCGGGTACATGAACAGCGTACCGAGCGGCCACGCCGAGTCGTAGAACGCGTAATTCGGGAACGACACCAGCGCTTTCAGTGCGATGCGCGCGTAATCCTCGCGCGCCGGGATGATCGTCACCGGATAGTCGATCGGCGTCGCGGTTCCCGGGTTCAGCCGCGCGTATGCCGCGTTGATCTGGTACGGCCACGATGGCGTGTTGAAGTTGCCTCCGGGTCCAACCGTGTACGACTGCGCGCCGGTCGATTGCAGGGCCGTATCGACGAGGTGATAGACGCTCAGGCGCTCGCCCTGCCACTGACCGAGCATCATGTTGAGCGTGTTCAGCCCGTCCTCAGTGTCATCGGGCGAGATCGACTGCCCGATACCCAGCGCGCCGATATCCTTCAGCGCGAGGGTGAGCAGATCGACGGCGGTTGTCACGCTGCCTCCAGCGCCGCGCGGATCTTGTCGTTCGACCAGCGCTTATCGATCTTGACGCCCTTCTCGTCGGCGATCTGGATCAGTGCCGCGCGCTCGTCGTCGGCTTCGACGACCGGTGCAAGTGCGGCCTCTTCCTCGGCGCTGTGCACGAGGATGCCGCCGACCCACTTCGGATACTCGAGGAAACCCGGCGCTTGCTCGCGCGGTACGAGCTCGACGCGCGCGGGCTTCGTCCAGCCGTCACCGAGCGCATCGAAAGCAGCCTGCGATTCGACGATCTGCTGCGCACCGTTCGGGCCATTGACCCACATCGGGAATTCTTGGAACACGTCGCCTCCGGAAACAAAAACCCCCGCCGAAGCGGGGGTCGATTGCTGAAGCAGAGCGCCCATCAGCGGACGATCCGGCAGGCCAGTTCGTTGTACACCGGCGCCCAGCCGTACAGCACGTCGATACGGCACGGGACGGTATCGGTGCCGATCGCGTATTGACGCGCGATCCGCATCGAGATGCCCTTGTGCACGCGTCGCGCACCCCATGCGCCGTACTTGCTGACGTCTTCCAGGTCGGCCGTGGCCAGCGTGAACGCGTCGCGGTGATACGCGAGGCTCGCCGTGTACTGCGTCGATGCGGCGATGTCCCACGTGACCGCGGCGGCGTTCGCCGGGCCGGCCGTGACCGTCTGGTATTGCTGGTTCGATGCAGCCGTGTTGATGGCCGGGAAGATCGACAGCGTCGCGTTGCCCGAGCCATCGGCGGTCGCATCAGCCAGCACCGTGAACTGACGCAGAACGCCGGTCGACTGGCGGTTCTGCGGGTTCACGCCGAAGACGCCAGCGATCGTGAACGTGTCGCCCTTCTTCACCGTTGCCGCAGCACCCAGACCCGTGACGAGGAGCGTCGAGCCGGTTTGACCAGCACCCGAGACCGTGCCGTTCGTGCGCGTCCCAGTCGTGAACGTATTCACGTTCTGGTCCATGCCGATGTCGAAACCGAGGCCCGACGGCGAGAAGATGCCGCTTTCGTATTGCTCGCCGATCTTGTTCGACGGGTTGAACAGGCCGGCAGCCGACTTCACCATCGAGCCGTTCGTGGCCGGGTCCCATACGACCGTGCGGCGACCGTCACGCGGCGCTGCTTCGTTGTCGAGCTTCACACCGGCATTCAGCAGAACGCTGATGTCGTTCGGCGTCGTGCCGACCGTGCCGACGTTGTTCGCGACTGTCGTGGCGAGGCCCAGGCCATCGAAGTCGATCTTGTTGGCGATCGTGGCCATGGCCGGCTTCAGGTAGCGATCCGCGAACTCGTCGACGATGAGGGTCAGCTCTTGCGAACTGAACGTGAAGTCGACGTGGAACTGTGTGGTCAGCGTGATCGGCACCGACGTTTCGTTCACGTTCTCGATGTTCAGCGCCGGGCCGGTCGTACCGACGAAGCGGTTCGGCTTGCGGGCGTTGACGGTTGCGCCGATCTTCGCGCCACTGATCGCGAACTCGTCGGAGTAGTCGCGGTTCGAGCGAGCGGTGAAGGTCAACATGTTCTCGAGAATCATCAGCGATTCGTCGAGGATCTTGACGGGTGTGAGAAGAGTGTTTGCCATTTAAAGCCTCATGAGCGGTTGCGTTTGCGCCATGCGACGTAATCCGCTGTCGAGGCAAATTCCTCCGGTTCAACCGGAGCGGACTTGCCGCCAACAGGCGAGATCGGCGCGGGTGCCTTCGATACGGGAGCGGGTTTCGCCTGACCGACCGTCGTTTCGAGACGGGCCAGTTCAAGCGCCATGCGAAGCGGAGGGAGAGACAGCAGTCGTTCGGCTTCTTCGGGGTTCTGGCCGAGGTGATGAAGCACCTTGTGTCCTGCATCCATCGAAGTGACCGCCTCCAGGAAGTCCTGCGATGCGCCGCCGAGCATCTGGAACGTGCGCAGCGATGTATCCCAGTCCGGGAATTCGGTCTTGCCGGCATCGAATACCTTGTTGCAGGCCGCGTCGAACTTCTCCTGCGCAACGAGCCGGGCCGCCTCTGCGCGGATCTGATCCGCGGTCATCGGCTGTGCCGTCGTAGTCGTCGCATCGGGTTGAAGCTCGCGCAGGCGTGCCTCGAGGGCTTCGCGCTGCCGCTTTTCCTCATGCTTCTCCCGCGTCAGCTGGTCGATGCGCCGTTGCACCCAATCGCTCTTGGGCTTTTCCTGCTGCTGCGGCGGCTGCTCGGTTGCGTTCGCGGGTTGCTCGGTGCCCGGTACCGTGCTCGTTTCAGCGGGCTCATGCGCCTGTTCCGGGGTCTCCGTCGTCGGCGGTACGACTGATTCCTGCGGTGCTGCCTGGTCTTCGGTTTGCATGGACGTATCCAAGGATTTGCGCCCGGTGATGCCGCGCCGGTACGGAATGCAAAAAGGCCCGCTCCTTTCGGATGCGGGCCTTCGGGGAAAGCGATGTCGTTTAGATGGACATCAGGTGCTGCTTCAAAAACTCAACTGCTCCGAGCGCTGCAAGATTGCTCGGCAACTTCGACCATTCGAAGCGGAGCGAATCGTCTGACTCGACGATCACCATCACGACCCACTTCACGTTTCCATCGCGCGCAAACTCAGCGAGGTTCTCGCCCAGCGTTTCGGGAGTCGTATCGCGCGGAAAATGAACGACGTTCATGGCCTTAACGCTGACCGCCGATGATGTATTGCTCGGCCGTCGGCGTGATCGGGCTCGCCGTCGTGTTCACGAACTGAATCGCGAGCGTGTTCGCCGCGGAGACGCGCACGTTGCCGATCGACAGGCCGACCTGGTGGGATGCCTTGTTGATGTCGAGCGAGTCGCCGACCTGAAGCCCCGGGACGTTGAACGTCTGCTCGGCCGTCGTGTTTGCGGCGACCTGCGCCGGCGTCAGTGTCTGGCGGATGATGAAAAGCGCGGTGATCGGCGTCGGATTCGACGCATCCTGAATCAGGCCGGGGTAGCTCATGTCACTGTCCTTGAGGTGCGGGCGTAAAAAAACCCGCACTCGGCGGGTTCTGTGGTTGTTGCTGCATCGGGTCAGGCGTGGGAAGTGGCGCACCATCCGGCGCACCCGTCTCCATCATCTGCATGACGACCTGCGTGGCCACGTGGGCAACCAGCTGCGGGTCAAGCGGCTGGCCGAGGGCTTGCAAACGCTTCGTCTCGGCGTCGTATGCCTTGATATTCGTTTCCTGAGCGTCCTTGCCTTGGCGCGCGTTCTGCAGTTCCGCACTCAGGCGCTCGATCATCTGGCCCATCTGCTGCATCTTCTGCTCCATATCCTTCTCTTGCGGGCTTGGGCCCTCGCCAAGGATCTCAGGCGCGATCGTGCGATGCAGGCGCTCCGCGACCTCATCAGCCATCGGGAAGTCGGCTGCCTTGAACAGGAGGTCGCCGGCAACCTTCATCAGTTCCTGATCCTGCGACATGATCTGCGTCAGCGCGTTGAACGCCTCCTGCCGACGCGTCTCGTAGTTCGGTCCCACCTCGACGGTTACGTCGTAGCGGCCGATGCCCGGATTGAAGATCATCTGCACCTCGTCGGCGATCGACGGATGCGGTGCCTGCTGCAGCGGCTGCTTCTGGTCAGGATCGACCGTCGCGAATGTCTCGGTGCCATCCTCACCAACGATCCGCACGACGCGCTTCGTGTCGTAGATCTTCGGGATCAGGTCGATCAGCACGCGGCCCGTATAGCGGATCGCGCGCGCCACGTTGTCTATGAAGTGGTACGTCGCGCGGTCGCCCTGCCGTTGCCGAGCCTGGATCGCAACACCGGCCTGCGCGTTCGACGGCTGCCCGAACTGCTCCTGATACTGGCCCGAGGCCATCATCAGCTCCTGTTGAGCATTCTGCATGCCGGTCAGGTATGCATTCGCTCCGACAGGAGGTTGTTCGCGCGACGGTCGATCAATCGGGTTTCCAGCCTCGTCATGCGAGTTGTATGGTAGATACGGCAGGTTGTCCTTGTTCGCGTTCGCCCACTCGTTCTCGTAGCCATCAAACGCTTCGGCAGGCCCTACGAAGGGCGTCTTCGTCTGCAGCGCAATGTACTCGACGTTCGCCGACGACATATAGTTGTACATGCGCTGCGCGTCTTTCAGATTCCGCGTATGACCCTTACGCTCGACCTTGCCGTTGATGACGATTTCCTCCCCCACCACGCGCACGATCGGGATGTAGCGGCCAGCCCACGGCTTCTCGTCGATGATCTTGTCGCCCGCGATCAGATACCAGGTGATCTGCGGCTCGGTGATTTCGCGCTTCTGGATCGACGCATCCTTCTCGATCGCGGCGCGCTCTTCGGCGTCCTCAATCTCCGACAAACGCATCGGGCCATTCACCGGATGATTCACGAGCTTGTCGAGCTTCGCCGTCTTGCGGAAGTACTCGCACACGCGGATCTTGTTCTTGCTGATCCATCCATCGCTTTGCGTGTCGTCGCCAAATACCACGCTTTGCGCTTCCTCGCCCGGATAGCGCGCCTCGTACTCGGCCTTCGCCATTTCCTCGAACACGAATGCGAACTTGGCGTCAGAACCGTCGGCAGACTCAATGTCCGGATCGAGATAGATCGTCAGCGGATCTTTCACGCGGCGCAGGAAGATCTCTTGGTCGAACGAGCCGTCGTGCGCATATTCGCAGACCACGCGCCAGTAACCGAGGCCGCCCTGCACCGCAAACTCGGTCGCCGTGTCGTACACGATCTCGGCGTGCGAATTGTATTCGATGTGCCGTACGATGCCGTCGAGGATCTTCGCGATCTCGATATCGGCCTCGCCGTCGACCGGCAGCGTCTTGACGCTCGGCTTGTTCTGCTTCGCGTCGTTGATGATCTGCAGGTTGTGCTGGCGCACCTTGTTGATCGTCAGGCATGGCCGAGCATCACCTTCACGCGTCGTGCGGATCTGGTCGGGCCACTGCCAACCGTTGTCCGCATCGCCGTTCGAGAAACGCAGGTCTTCGATGAAGCGCTGGCGGAATTCCGACTCGAACTCCTCGCAGCGCTCGAAGCGTTCCTTCGCCTCGGCGACGATCTTCGAGTGCGGATCTTCTTTCGGTTTGCGGGCCATCAGCTCATCCAAGCGCCACCGCCCATGACGGAACGGCGCACGACGGGTTGTTTCTGCTTAGCGGGCTTCGCGGCCCGGCGGGCGCCCTCGCATGCATAGCGCAGGGCGTCGATCACGTGGTTGTCCTTGTCCTCAAGAATCGGCAGCACGGCGCCAGTCAGCTTGTCTTCCTTGTACTTGTACAGCGTCAGCTCATCGATCAGATGCTTGCACCGCGGATGCACGACGATATCGAACGAGTTCAGGAATTCGACACCCTCTTCCAGCGACTTCGCGCCCTTGATGGCCGCACGGATCTTCGGGAAGCCGTGCTTCTGCATGTGGCTGATCGTCTCGGGGCGCGCCGAATCAGCCGTAATCGGCCATTTCTCAGCCTCCGGGACCGCCATGAACAGTTCCGGCAGGTTTACGATCTCGCAGCCGACTTGATAGGCCTCGTAATCGACGTACAGGCGATTGCCGTCGATGTCGCAACGGATCAGCACTGACGGATCGCTCGCGAAGCCCCAGTCAGCACCCAGACGGAAGATCCTGCCTTCAGGCCGCTCGAATTCCTCGACGCGCCAGTTCTTGAATACGCGCGCCTCGCTGCGCTGCTGATAGCCGCCGAGCCAAACGTGCGCGTATTTGTCCGGGTCGCGGCGCTTGTCGTACTCCATTTCCTCATGGAGTTCGCGCGGCAACCACGGGTTGTCCATGAAGTTCGCCTCGACCACGATCGAATCCGGCGGCGGCTGATCCCCGCGAAGCAGGACGTCGATCGGGTCGGTAGGCTTTCCAGGGTTCCAGCCAAACCAAAGCTGCGACCCGGGCTTGCGGATCGTCGGGCGCAGTAGCGTGAGGCTTTTCTCGCTCGCGTTCTGGGCTTCCTCGAACCACGCACGATCAAAACCTTCCAGCGACTTGATCGAGTCAGCCGTGTGGTTCTGCATGCCCTCGAAAATCGTGACGCCGCCATGCCGGGACATGATGCGACGGTCCTGAACCTCAAAATAGTCGCCCGCGTTGAACGCCTCGATCTTCGCCTCGAGCAGCTTCTTGACCGAGAACTCAAGCGATTTCAGCGTCTCGCGCAAACACACGAAGTCGAGCTTCTCGCTGACGTTTTCCTCCAGCCACAGCTCACCGAAGAAGTGCGACTTGCCCGACCCTCGACCACCATGCGCCCCTTTGTAGCGCGCAGGGGCGAGCAGTGGAGCAAACACCCGCGGCGTCTGGATTTCGAGGACGGTCATTCCGACTTCGGATCGATGATGCGGCGCTCGACGCGCTGGAACTGGATGGGCTCGCCGTTCTTCCCAGCGTGCTCGTGGTCGATCTTGTCGCGCCATTCGTCCTTCTTACGGTTCTTCAACCAGAAGATGAGGGCGGCTGTATCTGGCGGGTAATAGCGGCGGATCGGAGTTTCCACGATTTCTCCACCTACGACGCGGATATCAACCTCGTCATGCTCGTAGCCCATCGCCCGTCGATACAGGCTTTGCTCTACACGGAGGTCAGCTTCGGCCTTCGGAACCTTTATGGCGTCCGAAAATTCAACGTGCTGCACCTTCCAGAGCGCAATCGTCGAGATCGCCACTTCAAAAAAGTCGGCCAGCTGAGCGTCCGTCGCCCCCAATGCGCAAAGCTTCGCCGCCTGGGTTGCGTACTCAGGCTTGTACTTGCTCGGGCGACCCATGATCTCGTTACAGCAGCTTCGCCAAGTGATCGCGCGCGGCCGTGACTTCCTGTGCGAACAGATGGACGCCGGTAGCGATCTTGCGCTCGATCTCGGCGAGCATGGCGTCGAGCAGCAGGAGGTGCGACGGCGCATCGATACCGCCGCCGACGGCCGGCGCATCACCATGGGATGCAGCCTGGTCCGGGAGGGGGCCGGCGCCCACATTTGCATCCTCCGTCTCCGATACGGCGCCCGTTGCACCATCCGAGGCAACGGAAGAATTGAACTCCCCCGATGCGGCCGCGCCAACCTCCTGCGCGTTCGTCCCCATCGCGATCGACGCCAGTTCTTCGGCGGTCGGCTCCGTGCTGCTCGGCGCTGCGTTCAGTTCGTCCATGTCATGCTCCGTTCGTTGAGGGAATTACTGCCGCCCGTCGCCAGCACGAGTTCCGGAATCCGGCGGAGACCACTGGCTTCCAATACGTCAGCAGCTGCCGCGGTTCGCGCACTCACGGCTTGCGGAAGAATCATTTCTTGGCCTTGTGCTTCGCCGTGCGCTCGCCGCGCTTCGGGGATTCGCCGAGTACCTTGTCAGCCTTGGCGTCAATCTTGGCCTTCTCGCTGCCAGACATGCGACCGGCGTTGACGGCCTGTGAGGCGCGGGCCTTGGCGTTCGCAGCATGCGCCCGATCATTGACCGGATACGACCGATCCGGACCCGCAAACGCCTTCGCGGGCAGCTTGTCGCGCTTCTTCGTGCTCATCGTCGCCATGGTCAGCTCCAAAGCAAAAAGCCCGCTGGCGGCTGCCTAGCGGGCTTCTGGAAGGGATTCGGTTTTCTCTGGGCGCAACTTCTCCCACTTCAATTGCTAATTCTATTACAGTACTTTGCGGTTTACAAGCCCCATTGATGCAAGTTTCGGACGAAGCAGATCCTTGGCTTCTCGGTAGTCATCCTGTTGCGTATCAGGGTTCCTTGGGCTCGACCAGACGCTCGCCCCGCAGTCCATATTGCGCATCGCAGTATTGACGGCAACCCGATGGCGCAGGCCGAGCTTCTGGATTAGCGGATCGATCAGCTCCCCTTTTACCTTCTGAAGCTGGTAGTCGACCAAATCGTTCAGGTCGTTGTAATCCATCCACTGACGGCTGGCTCGGAAATCGCGGCACGTCGGATCGGCGCCAGAATGCCCGCGGACTTCGTGGTATCCGCCGGCCCACTTGTACCAGGCGTAGAGAGCATCGTCGATCTCGTCGTAGTGGCTCATCAGGTCCTCTTCACGAAAGGAGGAAGCCGATTGCTGCGATCAACAAAGCCCCTCCAAACCATGCACATCCAGCTAGGCAACCACCGAAAAAAGCACCAATCCACGGACCAGTGATGTAGTCCCGTCTTCCTTTTATTGCCCCAATCGCAATTCCAATCACCAGCATCACCAACAAGACAGCTATCCCGATCTTTATCCCAAGAATTTCGCTCCGCGTCGTGGACGGATGGAGGTACAGCACGCATTCTGCATACGACTGCGAACGTGCTACATCTGCCGTGGCTTGGTTATATGAGCCGACATCTGCGATACAACGCGCTGTATGCGCCTCCGCTTCCGCGCGAGCTGCATTGGCCGATGCGATACTTGATTGCGTCGACGCCATAATGGCGATGCTGGTGGCTGGCATATAAAGCTCCGGATTCTGATAAAAGCGCCCGTATCGCAGGAGCCAGCGGCCGAGTATGCATCGGCGTAGCGAGATGCCTAAGCTCACACTTCGCGCCTACGCGATGAAGCCCTTCGAGAATATTCCCCACGGCCCAGCCGCGCGATTCAGCGCCTGCACTTCGTCCCAAATCCGCTCAAGGCGGTTCTTGTCTTGCTCGAGATGTGCGGGTTTCATGCGGCCTCCCGATGAAGTTGTTCTGCATATTCGATGATCTGCCCGAAAGGCGTGGCGGCTTTGCGGCATGCTCTATGGTGTCCAATCGCCGGAGGCGCCGGCCGACGAACATCGTCGCCTTCGCCCCATGCCCACACGGGCGCGGCTGGACCGTTTCGATCCTTCTTGCGCCAGCCGGTGATGTGGATCTGACCTTCCTTGTGCATGACGCGGCAGAATTCGTGCGCGCGGCGATATGACACCCCGGTTTTCTCCGACAGGCCGAATGCACCGTCTGGAGCTTTCTCGAGCTGCGCCTTCAGAACAGCGAAAGCCGGCGAGTATTCCGCCTTGACCTTGTAACGAGCCGGTAACCCCTCGCGCTGCCCCCGGAAGATGATGGCGCTCAGGGTATGGCGCGGCAGACGATGCAGATTCGTCTTAAGCGGGCGCTCCGATGCCCAGATTTCGCGGAGGATTTTCAGTTCCCCCGTCGTCCACGGATTCCATTGCTTCGCCATCATGCCTCCTGATGCTTCCAGTAGTTCTCTTCGACGACCTTCATTGCGCTGGCGAGCTCGCCGATGGTGATAATCTTCAATTGCTCGATCCAGATCGCAATCGCCGATTCGATCGTTTCTTGATCGCGTTTTGATTGGAAGGCCAGCTTCCCGGTCTGGTGATAGACCGGCACCATCCGGCGCATCGCCTCGTGGGCGTCGTTGAACGTTCCCCGAGCCTCCTCACCCAGGCCAGCCTTCGCCAGCAACCAGCCGTGGTTCAGGCAGTTCGCCAGCGTGTCCCACTGGTCCTTCGTCCCGTACCCCCGAGCGATCGCATCGATAGCAGCCAAAGCGGCAACCTCGAGCTCGTCCGTGAAATCGCCCGTGACTGCCTGCTTCATCACTCGATTCCTCTCGAGCGCCGCAGTGCAGGCGTTCAGCCTCACCGGGCGCGGGCGGTATACCTTCCGTTTCTTGCTCATGCTGCCTCCCTCTTCATCCGCCTAACCGAATCAGAACCCTTCACCGTCGTGAAGACGCTGCTTCAGCAGATAACCTTCCAGAAGCCAGATCTTGTTCTTGGCGTTGTCTCGAGCGATCTTGCGGCCGATCTCGGCGTCGAAGTTCTCGGGCGACGCGCAGGCACTTTCGCCGGTTACGGTGAAGCCGTTGCGCAGCACGAGCACGCAGAACGTCAGCAGCGACAGCGGCGCGGTCGCCCCACTCTCGACACCATCGACGATCGCCGCGCCGTAGACACCATCGGTAGCCGTGAAGTAATGCGTCTCGGCAATGCACGCCTCGATGTCTGCCGGCGTCACGCGCGGTGCCGTCTTGCCCTTCCGCTGAATCATGTCTTCAAGTTGCTCATCGTCGGTGCGATTCGTGTTGGTCGCCATGTTCATCTCACATCTCCTTTTTGAGGCGCCGAACCTCGGCGCGGTAGTACGACTTCATTTCCTTGATATCCGACACGGTCAATTTCAAAGGCTCGTGCGGTCCTTCCAGCCACTCCACTCGCTCTAGGCCGATCAACTCAACAAGCCTGGCGCGATAGCGAATCGGATTCCCGCTGAGATCCGTATTACATGGCTTGCACTGTTTATGGACGTTATCCGGCTCGAAGCGAAGTGCAGGTACACGCCCGACTCCTAAGTAATGCCCCGCGTGCCATTGGCCTTGATGGTTCCGACCGCATGAGATACATGACTTATCGGCGTCACGAAGTCGAATCCATGTGTTAAACACCTGCTGAAGCTCATTCAGGTGATCCCCGCGCGTCTTGAGTCGTTCTTTGGCCTCCCGCGTCTCCTTCCGCTCCGTCCGAGCTTCTTGCTCCGCTTTCTTCGCCGAGACGCGCCGCGACCATTCCATCGAGCAGTGAACCGAGCACACCTTCGACATGCTGCTGATCGGGGTGAACTCGCGGGCGCAGATGCGGCATCGCTTGGACTTGAGACTTTTCACAATCAATTCCACCCATTCATCTTCATGCACCAGTCCCGCGCTGCATTGCATCTTTTCCGACTAGCACGATGATTCGCGGTATAAAGCCATTGACCGTTCGACCAGAAAATCTGCGGCTTGCGATCACGCCGAACTATTCCGCCGTAGTAAATCCCTGGCCTCAATTTGCCGGTTATGAACCATGTCATCGCACACCCCAGAGCGGTTTGCCCGCTGCCGAGTACTCATCCACAACGGCCTGTCGAATCTCTGCGTACTGCCGCCGCAGTTCCGGGTCCGAGCATGTGTTGACGACGCGGAGGCCGGCCGTCGACGTGATGGCGTCCATCGCGCAGCTGGCGACCTGCATTGGGAGCTTCTGCCCCCCGGCCGACTTTCCACGGAGCACGAGCTGAAACGCCCATTCGGCGGTCGGTTCCTTCGTCATTAAACGCGCACTGGCAGCCCGGATGCGCCCCATGTTTGCGTCCACGGTCGCCTGGTCGGCCCGCTTCTCGTCGGCCAGTTTCGGCGCCGTTGCGGCGGCTTGCTCGGCCCGGGTGCTCTTGCAGTGCGCCACGAATTCCGGCAGCGTCGGAGGCTTCGCGAATGCGGTGAGCGCGTCGCTGCCCGCCTTCAACTGTTCGCGCGACAGCTTGTGCAACTCGATCGCCCACGCCTTCTGCACTTCCTCGGGCTTCGAACCGCTCCACATCGTCGCGAACTTCGACCCGTAGAACGCGCTCATCTTCGCGAACAGGGCTTCGATCCAGTGCTTCGGCAGAGCGTTGAGCGGCCATTCCAGGCGCTCGGGACGCTCATACATCGATGGTTCGGTCATCTGGTTCATACGTTCGATCCCTGCCGGTCAGTGCTGCGATGGTTGCGTCGTTGCGATCCTGGAAGTTCGACGGCGGACTTCGGCCGTTCTGCGCACGCTGCCGCCTCACCCAGTTCCGCCACGTAGCGGTCCAATCAAGCTTCGTGCCGTCCTTCCCAGGTCTGGCAGTCCAGTAATCCCGGAACTCGCTTGCGACTTGCTGCACGTTCAGGTCTGGCCGTTCGGTTCTGCAGAACGTCGCTTCCTCCTCGGAGGGATACCAGTCCTTGGGCAAGCGCGAAGCGCGTGCTACTGAGCTTGAAGTACCACTTACGTTTCTGTTCTTCTCTTTCTCTTCTCTTTCTCTAGCTAACGCACCTGTAACGCAGGACTCCTCATCTTGTAACGCGCTATGCGTTACATCAGCGTTACCTCTATGTTTCGCGACGCGTTTTGCCGTATCAGCTCGCTTCTTGGCAGACGTTCCGTTGTGGTCATCGAACCGAACGATTCGAACGCCGCCGTCAATCTCTTCAATCCAACCGATCTGACAGAGGGCCGTTCCGAGATTCGGAACGCCAGTCTTACGGGCGATCGCCGCGAGCGTCAGGCCGTGCAGCTCGCCATCAGCCGAATGGTCGTCGGCCGTAGCCCAGAGCCAGTACAGACCGCCAACCACCGCTGCTTCGCTACACCCGGTCAGATCGCACAAGTTCGAAACCCGAGGGTCATCCCACAGGTTCGTGCGCATCTTGATCCAGTCACCGGCCATTTATCACTTCCGCATCAGCCAGAAAAACATACCGAGCAGCCCAACAAACAGGGCGCTCCATGCGATGAATGCTCCGAGAAGGGGTGTCATGCGGCCTCCCGAGCGAGGCGCTTCAGCATCCCGACAGAGTTGGTGCTCTCGATCGTCATGCCGGCTTCCTTCAGGAGTTCGACCATCAGTTCGCCGGCTCGAGTCAGACCACCGAAATCGATCGCTCGCCCGAGGTGATCGCGCTTCCAGAAAACGAGGCCGCGCGCCTCCAGAGACTGCAATGTGCTGACCTGAACCAGCGTGTCAAAAGTGACTGCTGAGACACGTAACAACGCATTACACTGGTTCTTCGACAGTTGGACGAGAAACGCAGTGCTTGTTGCGTACTCGGCAAAGGTGCCATTCATGCCGTCACCTCATCGATTACATCGTCGGTGATGGGGAGGCCGGTGATGGGCCGCAAAACGCGGTCAGGAACAGGCGCGTAAACGGTTGTCCGCGTGCGGCCGTGATCCATTGGCGCCTCAACCGGATTCTGGAAGCGGACGATCCATTCATAGTCGACGGGCTCATGCCATCCCCCATCCGGCAACCTGAAATGGGAATTCCGTGGGCACACATCAATCACCTCGACGATGCGGCCGGATATTCCTTTCCCCTTGATGAGGATTGCCATGTTTCCGATCTTGCAGTTCATGCCGCCGCCTCCAATGCCGCCACCTTCGCGCGAAGCTCTCGAAGCTCACGTTCTTGCGGCGTCTCGACTACCGTTTTGAACCCGAAAACCTTGTCCTCGTACTGGCGGATCGCGTAGTTCCCGCAGAACTGCTGGAACCGAACCCGCATGTCGTAAGGCAGGTACTTCTTCCCGGCCAAGATGTTCGACAGGTGCGACTTCGGCAGCCCCAACAGCGCCGCGGCATCGCTCATCGAATACTTGACTCGCCGTTTGTTCCAGCAAAGCAGCACGGCGTCGTGCTCGTTGCGCAAGCGGCCAATCAAATACTCGGCTACCCAGTCAGGCTCCTTGACGGCCTGAAAAACCGGAATCTCGGTCTGCATGCCCTACTCCCTTGTTCTTCTTGGAAAGTTCTTGGTGTTCCACGTAGCGTTACACGTGCTGCAACGCGGAAATTTAAGGCGTCCTAACGACGCCTTACGAAAAAATGAAACGGTTACGCAGTCTCGAGCGGATACAGATCTGGGCGAAGTTCATGCCGCGAAACGCCAGTGGCCGCTTCGATGGGGATCACTCGTTCAGCTGGCACGCGTCCCGTCGAGCACATCTTGGAGACGGCCTGAGAAGTGCAGCCAAGCTTTCGAGCGAGAGCAGATTGACCACCGGCCAACTGCGCAGCGCGCTGGATTGGAGACATAGGTTGGTTCCTGGTTGAGTCGCCTACAACCACAGTCTACAACTTACAACCAATTTCTCCAACTCATTTTTGCAATGCTACTTACAACCAATTTTTGTAACATTGCGGCATGAAGGAAACCATGATCGGCACCCGAATCCAGCAAATCCGAGAAAGCCTTACCGATCCGTCGGTGTCGCAGTCGGATTTGGCTCGAGCCATTGGCGTCACGCCTCAAGCTGTCCAGAAGTGGGAAGCCGGGAAATCGGATCCTCGGCCTACAAAAATTGCCGAGATCGCTACGGTGCTTCACGTGCCGGTGGAAGATTTGGTGGCAGGAACGAAGTTCGATCGCTTGATGATCGTCAAGGAATCGGTAAATAAATCTGCGGACAAACCACTACCCCGAAATTCTGAACAAGTAAGTAGGATGCAAGAATCTTTCGGGAAGCTCCCTCTCATATCGTGGGAACACGCGAATAAATGGGGACGGGGAATGGCCAGTCTGCAGAACGAGGGGGTCGAGGAGTGGATACCATTCCCTCTCGATCATGGAAGCGGTTCTTTTGTGGTTCGGATCGACGGCGAGGCCAACTATGACCCCACCGGCCTCAAGTCGTATGCTCCAGGCGATTTCGTCGCAATCGATCCATCCAAGGAAGTCGCCAACCGATGTATGGTGATGCTCCGAATGCCACACGAATCGCGCGCAACATTCCGCCAGTTGCTGATGGAGGGGGACATGCGCATGCTCAAGTGGCTCAATCCGAGCTGGCCGAATCAAATCAGCCAGATGCCGGCGGACGCCGAAATCATTGGCGTCGCAATCGGCAAGTGGGTGCCTGAATAACAATCGCGCGCAGGGTAAAAATGCACAAAATTCTTGCGGGGATAGGCCTGCTCACCCTTCTATCGGGATGCGCGACCTACGATTTGGCGTTGATGCCGCGTGGGCCGGGGAAAATGGCGCATGGCGTCGCCAAGCAAATCGACAAAACTGTCTCGATTACGATCGATGATCGCACCTATGACGGGAAATTCGTCTACGTCCGCGGAGGCGCCTTCTCGCTCGGCACGGCATTCTCCGGTGGCCAGGTTGCAACCGGAAATGCGATCGGCATCAGCGCAACTGGAAATGGCAATGTGCTCGCGCAAGCGGCCGACGGCCACAATCTCCGTTGCGTCTTTTCGTTCAGCGGCCTTAGCCAATCTGGAACTGGCACATGCCTGACGGACGACCAACAACTCTACGACCTGCAGATCACGCGATGAACGGGCACGAAGGGCTATCGCGAATCGCCCGAGTAATCGCCGGAATTGGCTGGATTTGGGGTGCCCTGCTTGCTCTGGGCGCGCTCAGCAGCTATTCCAATGGGCGCCATGAGTTCGCCATGCTTTGCATTATTTTCGGCGTGATCGGCCTTGCAGGCGCGAAGGGACTTGCTTGGATCATTCAAGGATTCGCACGACCTCATCGGTAAATTAACGCATTCGCAACAATCCCGCTCGCGCGGGATTTTTTTCGTCCCAATCTACAACTTTTGCTTGCAATGGTAAGTTGTAGGTTGTAGTCTGTGGTTGTAGGCAGCAACGTTACGACAGACGAACAACCGAGGGACCTGACCATGGGCGCGATCGAAAATTTCCGGCTTGGCTTCACGGTTGATCCGGACACGCTGGCCCGCGAGATTTCGAAGCGCCTCGCTCGGCACGAGCTGTATGACGAACTCGATGCCAGCCCGGAGGAAGAGACGCGGATGTTTGAGCTTCTGGCCGAGGACGACACCAATGCAAATCTGGTGCTGATCGGCCGGATCGTATGGGATGCATTCGACCGAGTTGTCAAGCGCGAAATTGAGTCGATGAACAAGCAGATCGCGGCCGACGCAGTACGTGATCGGGCTGCATAACTACCGAAGGGGAACGACATGCAACTGAAATCTTTAACTATCCGCCGCCGTGAAAGCTACGAATCGAACGGCGGCACGCTCGGCGCCGAAGCGCACTTCGAAGGCCCTGGTGGCGCAATGACGGTCGAACTGGCCCCGGGCTTCATCGTGCGCGTGCTCGCGCTGATCGAAGAAGATGCCGCCCAGCGCGCGAAACGTCTCGCAGCTTCGTGCGAAACCGCTCTGGTGGACGCCGTGGATAGCACGCGCCTGATCGAGTCTGACGCGAAGCCGCTCGAAATTCCGCTCTGAACGGAGGTAATCATGGACTGGACCCAACCCCTCGTAGTGAATGGCGGAACGCTCTACGCGGGCGTGAATGGTGACCGCTGGCTTGGCGAGTTCAGCAGCTACGAAGCCGCGATCGAGATCATGGGCATCCAACGAGAACAGCGGATCGTGTACAGCGCCATGGAAACGGCATGCTGCACCGAGACGGATCTGGAACTGGCTGCCGCAATCGACTTCGACGAGCGCTGAAATGAGGACCGGCTATGTGACCCAATTCTTTTACCTTCAGTACGCAGTCCTAATGCTGGTGGAGTACGTATGCCGGGATGGTCATCGTATCCATGTGCGTACTGAGCCGATCGACTGGCAAGACAAACGAATGATTTGGTGCTGACATGCAGACCTTCGTAAAAATCGCGCTCTTCGCGCTCGGCTCAGTGTTCGTCGTTGGGATCGTCTACGAGGTAATCGAACGTATCCGCGAAACGATGAAGAACATCGAGAACGACGACCACCACCGCGGCTGAGCCGCGCACCACACCGCTCCCGCTACAGGAGAAAGACGATGGACCAATCTTGGAAGAACGAGCCGAACGAAGAAATCTTCGAGGCTCATGGAATGAAATGCAAGATCCGCCGCGTTTCATGGAGCGGGCATCTCTGCGGATATGTGGGCGTGCCGGAATCGCATCCGTGGTTCGGCAAAGACTACAGCGCCGATGTTCCCGCAACGCGGACTCAGCTGGATCGTGAAGTAGACATCGACAAGATCGGGGCGATCAACCTGCTTTGCGCAAACGCACCGACCGAGGAAGCGACAAGCATCGTCCTGCTCGTCGATGTCCATGGCGGCCTGACCTATTCGGCCCCCGGCGTCGAGGCATTGGATGGCCTGTGGGTGTTCGGATTCGACTGTGCGCATGCTGGCGATCTGTGCCCGATCTCAGCCGAAAAGTATGGCTACAGCGGCTACGAAACATATCGAGATTTCGAGTACGTGAAGCGTGAGACTGAATCGTTGGCGCTTCAGCTGTCCCAGATCGCCTGACCAACCGCGCCCGCTACGGCGAGCAATCACACCACACCGAGAGACCACATGGACAAGATCTACACGCCGCTCGTCGCCGATGGCGAGCGCATCCGCCTTGAAGACGGCACGCTCATCGCGACGGTTTGGGTCGAGTACCCCTCTGATGACCGTCTTGCTGGCGAATCGTGGCTCGACATGCGAAACCGGACCGCTGCGGATCACCAGCTTGCGGAGATCACTGCGAAGAATCGCGCGAAGGAGTTCGCGGCTTCGTCGGACATGCTCATGGTCCTCGAAATGCTCGTCGCCGACGCTGACGCGGGCAACGCCATGATTCCGTCGGGCCTGCGTCTGTCCATCGACGCCGCGCTGATCAAGGCCGGACGCAAGGAAGCGCCGGTGCTGGTGCGGCACATCACGACGGCTGGAGGTGCGCGATGAGCGATCTCAAACTCATGCCATGTCCGATATGTGGTGCTCGCGCGCAGTTCGAATACGGCGGCGCAATGGATAACGGCAAGCGCATCGTCAAGGTGCGCTGTTCGATCGGTTGCATCGAGCAGATCATTTTCCACTGCGAAGAAACCGACGCGGCGAAGTCGTGGAACTTCCGCCAGCCCGGTACGGACGTGACGGATGCCGCGCGCTATCGCGAACTGCGGGCCGGCATCAACAACGGTGACGAATGGATTCGCATTGTCGGTTCCATGCGCGGCTCTGGTTCGTTGAGCCTGACTGGCGAACACGCGGACAGCTTCATCGACCGCGCCGTCGCACAACGTGACAGCGCGGAGGCATGATGCGCGCCCCTCTCAACAGCCTAAGACCGGTGGACGACAACGAACTGTTGCACGCCTGCCGGCGAGTTCATCAAGGATTGGCTGCGATCGCATGTGTGCTGATCGTGGTCTGTTTGACGGTGCAGTTCGGGGACGTTATTGCGAGGTCGGTATGAAGGTCACTCCATGGTTTCCATGTACTACCCCGCCAGTGCGAAATGGAATCTACGAATTCCGATATAAGCATGGCGGCTTAGTTCTGACAACTCTATTCAATGGCCTGTTCAATTTGAAACGGAGGGGTCTGGATGGCAGTGTCAATTGGCAATCGAGTCACTGTCTATTGAACGATTTCCCATATAACTATGAATGGCGTGGGGTCCAAGGAGATGAGCATTCCCGCCAGATCGGCGCGAACACATACCTCGTGGAATTCAGCGAAGGCCCTGACAGGCCGGGAGACGGCGAATGAAACGCTTCCTCCACCATCCCCTAACGCAAATGTGCATCGGCTGGATTTTTCTGTTCACGGTATGGCTGGTGTTGCCTGTGGATGACGCGCCGTTTGTGGGCCAGGTCGTCGAGCATCGGAGTCCGACATGACACACGGTGCTGACTGGCGGCAACAGGAAGAAGTCGAGGAATGGTTGGATTGGTACGAGAACCGGGGGAAATATGAAAGTCTACAAAGCAATAGCAAACGTAGCGGCCACGCTGGCCAAAGAAGGGATCAGCAAGGGCCGGAAAAACCAGCAACAGGGCTACCAATTCCGTGGGATTGATGACGTGTACAACGCCCTCTCCACCGTTCTGGCTGACAACGATCTGGTGATTCTGCCGCGCATGCTTTCGCGCGAGGTAGTCGAGCGCCAGACGAAACAAGGGGGTGCCCTGTTCTACGTGACTGTCGAAGCCGAGTTCGATTTTGTGTCGGCCGAGGACGGCAGCAAGCACACCGTCAAGACGTTTGGCGAGGCGATGGATAGCGGCGACAAGGCTACGAACAAGGCCATGTCAGCGGCGTACAAGTACTGCGCCATGCAGACATTCTGCATCCCGACCGAAGGCGATAACGATGCCGATGCGACGACGCACGAAGTCATGGCAAAGGGATTGCCGCCTGCGGTCCTGAAGCGTCACACCGACGCCATTGCTGATGCGCAGAACATGGACGAACTGAAGGCGGCCTATACGGCAGCGTACAAGGCGGCCCGCGCCGTCAAAGACACCGTTGCTGAGGAAGTGCTCGCTGAAGCCAAGGACAACCGCAAGATCGAACTGGAAGGAGTTGCAGCATGACCGCCCTCACCCTTTACGCACTGGCTGGCGAATACAAGGAAGCCGCCGACAAGCTGGCCGAAATGGATCTGGACGACCAGACCATTGCTGACACTCTGGAATCTCTGTCTGGCGACCTCGAAGCCAAGGCGACGAACACGATCATGTTGGTTCGCAATCTCGAAGCGACAGCCGATCAGATCAAGGCGGCTGAAAAGACGATGGCCGAACGCCGCAAGGCGTACGAGGCACGCGCCGCACGAGTCAAGCAGTACGTCATGGACACCATGATCTTCGCTGGCATCACGAAGATCGAATGCCCGCTGTTCAAGATCGCAATCCGCGACAACCCGCCATCCGTCGTGATCGACGACGAGAAGCAGATTCCGCAATCGTACCTCACCGATCCGCCGCCGCCCGCTCCAGCTCCCGACAAGAAGCTGATCGCGCAAGCAATCAAGGACGGCTGCGAAGTGCCTGGCGCGCATCTGGAGCGAGGCCAACGGCTGGAGGTCAAGTGAGCGACGAAGCCGAGATCAACATCTTCCGTGCGCTGGACTTCATCCGAGACAATGCGCCGGAATATGCCAAAGCCAAGGCAACGCGCGTTTATCTCGAAGAGTTCCGCAAGAGCAAGAAGGCGCTGTTGATGAAGGACGCAGAGCGCGCCGGCCACAACGCAGTAAGCGCGCAGGAGCGGGAGGCGTATGCCGACGAAAGCTACCGGCAGCACCTCGAATCATTGCAAGCCGCCGTCGAGGCCGAGGAAAAGCTCAGATGGCTGATGGTTGCAGCACAGGCCAAGATCGAAGTATGGCGCACCTTGGAGTCAACAAGGCGCGTCGAGGCAAAAACGATTTAGCGTCGACCCCGAGTGGTGATTAAGGGCGGCTCGTACAGCGCCCGACTTTTTACCCCTGATGCTGATGCAATGAATTGAGGATGCGCCAGTTTCTCCACTGCATGGCAAGGAGAGGCGCGGCCGGGACGGGCCTGGAGAGGCTGGGCCGGGCCTGGCGAGGATAGGCAAGGCGAGGGCTTTACTGATGAGGAATGAAGATGAGCACACTGAGCAAATCGGACACGCGGCTGGAGAAGGTGACGAGGCGCGTGGTCCTGAAGGGTCTGCGGGAACTGATGTTCGATCGGTACGCGGGCGACAACAAGACGAAGCTGGAGTGGCACCAGAAGATCTACCTGATACCTGGATCGGACATTTTGTGTCTGCCAGCCACCAATATTGTGTCGTTTCTCACGGCACACAACACGAACAGCGCGCCGAAGAGGCTTCGGGACAAGCGGGCATACAAGGACATCGCTAACGCGTGCCTGAGCTTCACAAGCATTACTGGTCCTGCGGCGAATCCGGGGTACCTGCCGATTCTGCGTGACGGCACGCCTATCCGCGTCGGAGCGTTCGGCGAGGAATACGACCCGCTGAGCCGGATTTATCTGCATCGATCCGTGGCGCGCCTCGACAAGGGCATCCCGAACCCGAAGGAACGCCCTGTCCTGCCGCTGCCGTGGTCGCTGGAATTCACGCTGGACATCTACCCGAACAAAGAGATCAAGGAGCAGGAGATCCGCAATTTGATCGAGGAAGGCGGCCTGGCGATCGGCCTCGGCACCTTCCGCGGCGTCTTCGGGAAATTCGTAATCGAATCGTGGGAGTGAACATGAGCCAAGAGAAAGAGAACGCCGCATCCCCTGCCTTGCAGCCCGCAGCAACGCCGAACGTAGGCGAAGGCTCAGCCGCAGAAGCATATGTTTCCTGCGCAGGGGTTGCGATCCAGCCCGCAGCAGCGCCGTGCAAACTTTGCGGCGCGACTACCGCGCAGGCGTGCAACGACAAAGGGTGCTTCTATCTCGAAAGCGGAGAAGGCGAGCCGCCTGTCCAGGCCACCCATACACTGACAGACGAGCGGATTTCGTTCTCAGATTGGGCCAGGGCAAATCGTGTAGCAGATAACGAATTTCACTTTTCAATTTGGCAAGCCCGCGCCTCATCCGCCAACGAGACGGGGGCGGAAGGGGCGACTCGCGGCCCGTGCATTTGCCAAGAGGACTTGGGGAATTCGCAAGGCACATGCATTTGGAGCAACGGACGCGCTCCGTGTGCCGCCCCCGCGCAGGCGGCGGAACCGGTGGCAATCCCGGCCGGATGGCTGACCGAAGACCGCATCTCCGAAATCGCGTACAAGTGCGAAGTCGAGTGCCATGCCATCCCCGGCACGAACATGTGGCAGTGCGCCCATATGGCCGTCGAGGAAACGATCCGGGCGCTTGCGGAGCCTCACTTGTCTACGTGGGTCGCGGAGGTTTGCGAGGACGCTGACGGCTACAAGCACATCGAGTCTGTCATCGAGGATTTGGGTGATCTGCCTAAGGGGATGAAGCTCTACGCCTCCCCGCAGCTTCCCGCACAGGCAGACGCTCGGGACTATGCGATGGGCCACCGCGACGGCTGGAACGAATGCCTCGAAGCTCAGGCTTCGCAGGCAGACGCTCGGGAGGGGCTGACGGACGACCGGATCGCGGAAATCTATCGAGAATGCCGGCATCCGACAGTCGGATGGGCGAATCGATTCGCCCGCGCCATCGAGCGCACCCTTCTTGCCGCCCATCCGGGCCAGCCGGAGCCGCGCGCCGACGTGACGAGCGTCCAATGGTGGCTCGCTGAACTCGATCAGCACGGCAACCCGAAACTGTCGGACGGCGCTCATTCAGAACGCGCCGGCGCAGACAAGGCCATGTACCTGATCAAGAATCTCGGCCTCGACAACAAAGGCAAGCGCTGGGCTGTCGCGCGCGTGGAGTTGTCCGAGCCCCAGCCGAGCGCTGACGGCGTGAACCACGACGCAGTATCGGCCTGCCGCGCCATGGTCGATGCCCGCGCAGGAGAAGCATCATGAAAGATCCGATTCTGTCGCGCGAGGAAGTCCTCAAGATCGTCCGCAAGGCGCTGAAGGAGAACAACGACCGGGACAAGCTGTCGTCGGATGTGTTCGTGAAGCTGTATGCGGAGTTCGAGGCCGCCGTTATGGAGAGGGTTTGCGGGGAGCCGGTGGCAACTGTAGTCCAACTGGACAATGCGCTTCTGCCTCGCGTCGGTATTCATTGGGAAGATTCCGCAGCTCGTGGGATCAAGTACATCGGCTCGAAGTTGTACGCCATCAACCGGAGCAAAGCATGATGCGCGCTTGGGTGAATATTC